CACTCATATTTTCACCGTGATTGTTTTATATTTACTTCCTGCGGCAGGCGTCTTATCTAACACCTGTTCCAATATGACTGAACCGTCTTCTGGGTCTAACAATTCTTGAATAGACGGGTCAGCTACCTGCCTTCTCCAATCGCCTGCAATCCAAGCATTGGTTATCTTCATTAGTTTCTCCCACGTCCAAGTACCGCCTACCGTCAAGCCTATCATCGCTTTCATTGCCGCTTGAAGTTCGGCTGCATTCATTTCAGCAGTAGGAGCATTTTGCAAGGCTTGGACTGTAAAGGTGTTACCTCCACTATCCACTTCGAGCAAGCCATCATACTTATCCATAATAACCTTTATCGCAGCCAAATCACCGTCGCCTGCTGCCTTCACAATGTTATGAATATTGACGATGTTAGCGTTATCGGGAGCGGTTGCGTTTCTTGAAGAGACATCGACATCCAATCTCGCTAATCTCGCTTCAGTGCACACACTCGCTAAAGCAAACCCTGCCACAGCCGCAATTACCTCTGCCTCTGTTGCCGCTACTCCTGCGGCATCTGGTACAGTAGTATTCGCTCCATCCGTTCCTCGCATCAACCTATTTTCAATACTGAATGATAAAAGTATAACACCAACACTTTCGCCATCGATGGTTTCATCTGGCGCAGAATAAACTTGATAATCACTACCAGTAACCCAAAAACCTGCGTCGCCCGTATCATCACTTGTATCTATTTCAAGTAAGTGTAACCCAACAGTCGCATCAAAAGGACTTGTCATTGTAATTCCATTGACCGTTGCTTTTTGAGCGTCACTTCCGTCTTTATAAATAGTCACGTCAGCATTTTCAAAGGCACTGGACGGTGCTACTATCCCGCCTGCCTTATCGTTGGTCGTAAATAAACAACGAACCACTGAGTCTTCTAAAAAATCACCAGCATAATTTTTCATGATATCAAACTCCCATTCACCAGAGGTATGGTTTTAGGTATATAATAATTGACGGTCAATTGCGGGTCTGTACTACTCCCTGATTCTGAACTTTCAATTCCAACTCCCCTATAATTAGATGGCTGAACATCATCAATGTCCCAATTCACTTCCCTAAACCCCAGCATCGTATTTCCCACTTTATTTATTTTATTGAACCCTGCCGCTACCAAAGTAATGGTTTGTGGTGAGAATCCAACGTCGTTTACTGTCAAATCTCCCGTTGCTAATTGAGTAGTCCCCCAATGACTTATATTATAATCAGTCGTAGCATAACCACTTTCATTGACCGTTTCAAACGGAACCAATCTTATTACCTGCCCTGGCGCACCAATATATTTGCGACTAATCCATAAACTTGCTGATGATATAACGGCCAAGCTACTGCCTATCCCCGATGTATCAAAGGTCATAGCCGCACGATAAGCCGAGAACATAAAACCCATAAAACTATCGACAGCGGCATTTATAGAACTTGCCCCTGCTGTTACTATACCTTGTACCGCATCTCTCCCACCCGCCCACGTTGCGGAAGTTTGGCCTAAGGTTGCGTCCCATGCCCCACTACCAACACTAATGCTGGCATCGGTTGTAATTGGAAAAACGGCATTATCTGGTATCCCAATCATTTTTCGTAAAATCGTCTTACCGTTTTCTTTTAGAATGGAACTATCTACGGGTATAGTACAATGCCGTCCATCACCGTCCCAAGCGTTGACGTGACTCACAGCAGTTACCACATCATCGTTGACTATCAGCTTTTGGTCCGGGAAAACATTTTTCTCCGCAATCCCATCTACGCCAACTATGGCTCCAGTTTCCTTTGCCGCAAAAGCCTTAAGGTCAGGCAGGCCGGAACAGCATATCTCAAAATCAAAAGTCAATTTCTTTTGAGATGTTTTTTTAATCACTACCCACTTTTTAATACCTTTGCTACCAACTTTAATTTGTATATTGATACCTGGTCCAAAAGCATTAGAGTAAGTAACAACATTAGGAGAACTTAAAATACCATCCACCGCTTGGCATACAGGCTTCATTCTAAACTCAGTTCCCACATTACCAAACAGGATAGTACCGTTTGCCTTCTTAGGAATTTGAGCCAGGAAGGCGGACTTCGACAAATTAAAACTCTTTGCCGTTTCGCTCAAGTCCGTTTCAATATCTTTCCACCGCCCCCTGCTATCGAGGTACTGTCTCGGAGCAGTACCTATCACAAGCTGTCTTTGACCGCCTGGTAATTGAACAACACCTTTATGGAATCTATAATTCTTCATCTCTTCAGCAATTCCTTAACATCACTGTCTATTGACTTGATACTTTCTTTCACTTCCTTTATATCATCATTGAGGTCTTTATGAGATTGCTCGGCGGCTTTGCACAAAGCCGCACAAACTTCGCTATTGACATAGACAACACCTTCGGGCACATGAGAACTACTATCCCTCATATGTTTATTAACCGTATCATAAATCTTAGCAAGCTCCTTCATGGTGTCCTTGCCTACTTTATACATCCAGGCATAGACTGTCAAAAGCCCCATGAACAAAACACCAATCAGTGTCATGGTCGTACCGAAATGCGATGGGGCGCAAAGCATCCAATTCATATTAAAATCCTTTCTTCCTTACGAACCCTTTGTCAAAGTCAAATAGTTATATTCACGGACTTGGCTATCATTATCATCATAGCCGCCCGATGCAGGCGCCAAGGTGTTTCTAAGAACTTCGCCTGCTGGTTTACACCTCTTCTAAACATACCTCCTTGTGCTGTCCCAAGCGGCGTTCCTCTCGCTGCCTTTATTTCAGCCGCATGTTTTATATTAAAATCACGCCCGTGAGCATTGTCCATATTCTCATGTACGAATAAAGCATAGGCCGCATTGTAACCCACAACAATGTCTGCGTCTAAGCCTATACCGCCTATGTTCCTTGTATAAGCAGAGCCCTTAAGATGACCCGTTTGCACGGGCACTATTTGCTGACTCTTCCTTTGCAAGAACTCACCAGCGGTCGTCATGCCCTTTGCCAGCTGTACAGATATGGGAACAGAGGCATGCCGTAGTTTAGCCATAACCTGCTTCACTCCACGTATCCGTACCATATTGCCTTTTGGTATTGTAGCCCCTTTAGGCATGCTGGTTGGTATCCTTGCCATTATAAGTAAGCCGTCCTTAAAAATTCGGTTGCTTTTAAATTCGGGTTCTTATCAAACCTTTTAATCTCAAACGCACCTGCGTTCTCCTTAATGTTTACTGCATCAGTTATATCACCTACTACACCTAACATTAGAATACTGCCTGGTACCATATCTATTCCTACATAGACTTTGGCATTGGAAAGATGACGTTCTCCTTCACTGTCTATAAATTCTTCAGTTACATCATCCCAACGAACCGTTATGCCCTGCGGTGAACCTACCTCTTTTTGACCGAACGCGTCTACACCTGTGAATGGCCAGTAAACAGCATCTTGTTTTCTCATTCGTGTTATAATGCCCACGGTACTCTCCTATTCATCATCCAAAGTCTCCTCTTCAGTACCTAACCAAGTGATACCTACAGAAGTAATAGCACCTTTCTTTATTTGCTCGTTCAACGAAGCTAAACCTCCATGCCAATCTAATCTCATAGCCATTTGCCCATAGTGCGAAGTATCAAATCCCAAATCCACTTTAGACTGAACCCTCTCAGAAACAGGACCAGCCTTTTCACTCATCACTCGCATCTCTCTAACAGTATAAAAGTGAGCAGACAGCCAACGTTCTATTAACTCTAATTGAGTAGCCGTATAAGCTGTGGTTAAACCGGTACAGCATTGAGTCACAACAGCATTGGCAGCTTCTATGAAAGGGGTTAGAGAAATAGCAGAATCTACTTCTATAATCCCTGACACTGAAGCACTTGTTGTTCTAACTGCCATAAGTCACCTCAAATTTCGTATATTTTTTCTACAAGGGGCTTCTTCCTAACTTTAAAGCCGCCGAATGCTCGAACCGAACGATAAACATACCAAGCCCTTATTCGATTCATACCATCTTCCCTGCATATCTGTCGCAGTAGTTGGTCGGCATACTTACGATACTTCTTATCTAATTGACCGTTGTACATCAATTGATATAGAACATCGTGGAATAAAGAACCACGCATAAAGGATTTGGTATCAAACGTGGGGCCTGATGGACCGTCCCACGCGTAGTGCTTTCTAACGAGAAGTTCACCGTTTTTAAGTCTTACGTACGTGGTGTCAATGGACACCTTTTCTATGGTATTCTTACATACAGTGAATTCCATCAGCTCGTATTTGTAACCTTTTAACTTTCTAAACCTCATGGCGTCTTCTTTCGATTAGCATAACTCTTCCCACCCCAAAACATATTAGCCAGTACCGACGCCGTTGCTATCCATGAGACGGGGTCTTTCTCCCTTCCACGCAATCCTTCAATTGCTTCAATTGTCTCAGGCTTCAAAAGCATTGTACCGTCTACCGTGTCGTACATTTCGTTTATCCTGGCGGTCTCTTCATTAAGAGCTATCACCGCTGTCAGGAATTCCTCCTGCTTCTCGTCAGCCAGCTTCGTGGCCGCTGCCGC